ATCAAAAAGATTTTAAACTTCCATAATTGGGTTAATAAATAGGTGATGCTTATTTAAGCTAAGACATTGAATCTTTGCAATTTCCATCAAAATAAGATTACATTTAAACTATTAAAGGTATGTATGATGCGTGGAATTCCAAATAAATTCCTTTTATTACATCAGCTATGGGAACAGGTAAATCATCTGCGTTTCCTTATTATTGGGCTTAATACCTTAGAGATGTTAAAGGTTAGACGACACCAATAAATATAGTAACAACCGGACTCGCTTTAGCTAAGAATGTTCATGATACTATAAAAAAATTGGCGGAAAAGAAGAATTTATAAAATCGTATGAATAATGCCAGTTTTTAAGATATTAAAGTTGGGCATCGTTATGGTAATTCTTCATCCGATCCAACAGCTAACATCATTGTCACCACTATTGGATGTGTACCTTCTTTGGTTGGTTATTTCATATTTGATTAGAGTCAAGCATTACAGCCTTTTGCACGATAGGTTCTAAAAGATCAAGAGAGGTTAAATAATGCTGTTTTTGCTTCAGCAACACCAAAATCTGTATTGTATGCCCAGTATAAAGATAGGTGTCGATTGCTAAATTTTAAAACTAATCGAAAATATGCTGTTGTAGTACATTGTCCATAAATGAAAATAAGGAAATATATCCGAAGATCAATAATTTATGGTAAACCAATTCGAACTAAACAATCTGCAGCAAATCCTATAACAGTTAATGTGCGGGGAATACAAACACCCAATGGGAGCCCTGACATTTATGTAGCACATCAGAATAATACAGTTGGCTGGACACCAACTCAGGATGTAGATTTTATTTTTGTTCATTTTGCTAACATTGTTAGTACTTCAACTAATATACCAGGAGTGTATACTTCTAGTATTTCAATACCCGCTACGTGGTCACAAGTGATCCAATCATGTGGTCGAGCTGGTAGACAAATGAATTCAGGAGGTTTTTGTTTTACAGGGCCAGTTTCTTTGCAATCAACCTTAAGATTTACCCAACATGAAGTACCTAAGGTTCATTAACTACTGTAAAACGGTCTTTAAGCTTTTTACTCCTTATCGACACCCTAAGTTTAAAATATTGATAAGTGGTGTCATGTTAGTCAAATTGAAGGTCTCTTTTAAGTTAATCATACTGAGAAAAAACCATTTGTCATGATAGGTCAACGGCAAGTAACTCTTGAACCAACTCCACAAAAAGAGATTGTAGCGGTTTTTAATTTGTATATTAGTGGTGATATGGCTATGTACAAGGGCTTTACAACTGATAAAAACGCATTAATGTCTTGTACCACAGCTCCAGCTTTAGTAGTTACACCACTATATGATATATGTTTATAACGAGAAGTAGAAGGTTATTAGAATTGTTAATCGGGTGTGCCCATTTTTGGGAATAATAATAATTTGCTAATTCATCGCCTATTCTAATCAGATCTTCGGATTGATGTTGACAGTTGGATATAATTTGAACGAGCGAAAAAGTCAAATTTAGATTTCCAATTAATTGAAACAACACTAGTTGAACACCATCTTCGATCATTAGATTATAAGAAAATCATGGTCATAAAAGGTTTTGCACATGCTCAAGCCAACCCTATTTACCATAATGGCCAAGTCATTTTGGTTAAAAAATAAAATAAATCAAAAAAGGGTGAGAAAATTGATTTAGATTTTAAAGAAGTTACAGTTTTTAGTTCGGCTCCATTTAGATAAAATCCTTATGCTTTTGCTTATCCCAGATTGGACTCGAATTATGGTTATTATAATATAAAGTCACGCGTTAAAACAGTTGTATGGTAAAAATTTTGGTCAGTAGTTAGATCAAGAAATATGTCAGCTTGGAATTTAATTAAAACTAATTAAGTCAATTTTTTGAGTCATTAATATTTCGAGAAAATAAAGGATTTGATCTCAATTCCAAATTTGCAAAAGAAAAAATTCTACACTGAAACATTTAACCCAACATTACTCAATTATCGTGTTGATCGATTGCAATAATACTATAGCAATCAAGCTTAACCAGCCAATGTTAATTCAGAAGCATCTTATCAAGCGTTGTTATAAATACCAGATGCTACTTTTGATCAAACATTAGTTAAAATCAATTTACTTAAGAAGAAATCTAGTCAAAAATAAAAATAAAAGAATGCTGGTAGAAAGGATGTAGTCTAGAAATCTTAACAAAAAAGAAATATCTCTTCTTAACCATCATCACTAAAATAACCTGGAAAACAATAACCAAAGCAGTATAAATAAATTTAAATTTTAAAAATTAATAATTTTAATGTTGTATAAGATGGTTCAAAATAAAAGTCTTAGAAGAAATAATAAATCTAACCTATTAATCTTTCTTAAGTTAAGTAAATATAAAATAATTAACAAGGTTATTTTAAAAATTCACTCGACGCA